ATTTGTTGGTAGCTCGTCTGTCATAAAACAAATTGGCCAATAGCCATCTTTGGAATTGTGTCTTTGGCTTTTGTAGACGATTTCGGTCGTGTAACGTGGCGCAAAATTGCCAACCGTATCGCCCATGCGAAACCATGGACCCGGCGTATGTTTGCTCATACATTCCCCCCAATCTTCTTTTTTATTTTTACAACCATTGCAGCGGCTTTTACTATTGCCCTCCGGGTTGCGGCGTGTGCGTTGTCTACCTCTGCCCCCGTAAGGTTGCCCCACAACACACTCGTCTTTCTAGTCTCGTTTGCTGGCTCACAATCCCATACAACAACCATTTGTTCGCCGTGAATTACTTCAATAAGGAAACCCAGCTTCACTGCTAGCCGCAGCGCGTCGCCGTCGTCTAAAAGAGGGTTCCATGCTTTTGGGTAATACTCGTCTTCATCTAGTCGATGAACGCCCAACCCAACCGCCTTAGCGGCTAATTCCAAAAGTTTACGGTCAGTCATACATTCCCCCCAATCTTGTTAATAATCGCCCCCAGATCAGGGCTTTCCCACATATCAAGGCGGCCCGACCGATCCTTAGCTAACCAGACCCCATCACCGTCGCACATCAGTGCTCGCTGAGTGTTACCGTCGGCGTCTTTTTCGACACGTAGGGCCAAGACTTCATCAAAAAAATAGGGCAGCGCTTGGCCGGTTTTGTTACCCGGCATTGAAGGGCTGTACATCATCTTCGCAAGCTCGTCCTGGCTTTTCTCCAGCTTCGCGCTCATGTAAACGTGTCGCCCAGGCAGATCACGAAAAGCTCGAATGACATCGGCCATTTGCTCCTGCATAGACCCGTATGCGGCCCTCGGATCCTTGTTGTGTTTCTTCTCGTAATTAAGAACGACCTCGGCGATTTCGCTGATTGAGTCAATGGCTACGGACTGAAAGCCTTTGGCCTCATCCGACTTTGTGAGCCATTCATAGGCTTCACGCAAAGCATCCATTGAGCTAATTTCGATGAAGGGCACGTCGGCCCCGGCGATAGAGAGAAGGCCCCCCTCTGCCGATAGGACTACGGGATTGGGCAGGGTAGGAATGAGGGAAGTTTTTCCTGCGCCGGCTTGGCCATAGACCAAAAGTTTGACCCCGGAGGCGGCCAGTTGACCGGTGGTTTTGAGATTGATTGCCATATGTGCTTTCAGAATGGCGCCGGTGGCGCAGGTGGTAGGGGTTCCTGGCGGAACGGGGTAGCGGGGGGCCTTGGCAAGGCCTCCCCTTTGTAAGTGGGGAAGGGCCAGTTCTTCAGAATGCCACCTCGCTGATCATGCAATCGGTGTAGGTAAAGGCCAGATCTAGAGCCTCGTCCATTGTCTCAACCGTGCCAAGCAATGAATACTTGCTGGGGTAGTCTGACGACCAGACAGTGAAGTAAGCGCCGGTCTTGGATGCCCACACTTTATAAAAGCCGTCTTGATGAATCAGTTCCATGTTCTTCTCCTTCAGTCAAACTTGTTGATAAGTGCATCCATGTGGCGAACACCATCTGCACTGGACACAAATGCATCGCTTCGCATTTCAAAATAATCATGAAGTTTTGCTTGCAACTCCTCGGCCTTAGCCAAGTCGCCACGCTGGTGAGCAGCATTGATTGCTGCTCTGATTTGGCTAAGTTGCGTCTTGATCATGTTTATCTCCGTTTAGCTGCTTCGTCAGGGGATCTGTTCAAGCAGTGTTGACACTATAGCTCAGTCGGTCGTATGATGTCAACATCCCAACACAACATTTTTAACAACATGCTTACACTAGAACAGATCCGGGCGCAGCTTCAAGACCGACGGCTTACAGTGATTGCAGAGCGGACGGGCCTGCATCCCAACACGTTGAGAGACATTCGGAACAATCCGGGTTGCAATCCGTCGCACCGGGTGTTGGCGGCGTTGAGTGGCTATCTTGCAAACAGCGCAAAATTAGTGTTGTCCTGATTGCAATTTCAGCTCGGCGCTGTTAAGGTTTGGATGCCAACCCATTAACGTGTGCCCCTAGGTGGGGGCTGGGACCCGTACACGCGGGGAGGTTGGCGCTTCGCCCAGCCTCCACCTAGGTGCTTCAGAAAGCGCCAACCATGCCCAAAACATTCACCTTTGCTGCGCCACGCAGCAAGCCATTTTGCCCCGATGCCATTGGGGGCGAAAAATGACGAACCGATCAAAACTTGAAGCGGCTCTTACATATGCGTCTTGGGGCTGGAAAGTTCTTCCGGTTGTCCCAAACGGCAAAGTTCCCGCAACAGCGCACGGCGTACACGATGCAACGGACGACCCAGATCAGATCCGCGCGTGGTTCACATCAAACCCAGATCTGAACATCGGGGTAGCGGCAGGCCAAGCTTCCGGTCTTGTTGTATATGACATTGACCCACGCAACGGCGGACAGGACAGTTGGGACGAGTGGACGGCAAAGCACGGACAGTTGCCCGACGGAATCACAGCTTTAACTGCTGGCGGGGGCTACCACTATCTTGCAGCGTACCAAGATGGGATTAAGTCTTGCAAGCTGCTAGACGGCGTGGATCTTTTATCGAACGGTCGCTACTTTGTAGCGTATCCGTCAGAAATCGAGGGCAAGACGTATCAATGGGAAGCCTCAAGCGACCCGTTCGATGGCGTTGGGCCGGTCAGTATTCCTCAGAGTTGGCTTGCATCAATGCTTCCGGCAAAGAAAGAGCGAACAGCTTCAAATGATTCTTCAATCATTAAAGGCAACCGCAACTCGGGCCTAACCAGTCTTGCTGGGGCTATGCGTTCTTATGGCATGAGCGAATCGGAAATTCTGGCGGCTCTTAGCGTAGCGAATGAGACCAGGTGCGAAATTCCTTTGCCCAGTTCAGAAATTCGTCAAATTGCCCGGTCAGTCTCTCGATATGAGCCTAACAGAGACGTTGCAAGCTCGGTGGCGCTCGGTGCGGAAGCGGCCGAATCTTTGCTTGAGAATTTAGCGGCCCCTGCTGGTGACTATTTTCTAACCCGTGGCAGTTCGTTCATTGAGGAACCTTCCCCCACAAAGTGGATCATCAAGGAATGGTTGGCAGCTCATTGCGTTGCCATGATTTTTGGCCCATCTGGGTCAGGCAAAAGCTTTATTGCATTAGACATCGCCTGTTCAATTGCGGCCGGTATTTCTTGGCAGGGCATCAAGACAAAGCCGGGCCTTGTGGTCTATCTTGCGGGCGAAGGCAACTACGGCATTCGCAAGCGGATAGCATCCTGGGCAATCGAGCATCAAACCACCCAGCTCGATAACTTATTCATAAGCAACCGCCCGGTTGATCTTGACGCCCCAGGCGCAGCAGCACACATCATCAAGCTTGTCCGTTCAATAACTCAAGAACAGATCAGCCTGTTGATTGTGGACACTGTGAACAACCACATGAGCGGCGACGAAAACGCGGCAAGAGATGTCCGGGCCATGGTCAATTCATGCAGCACAGCAGCCTCAGCTTTGGGCGCCACAACCGTGTTCGTTCACCACACGGGGGTGAGCGAGACGGCACAGGGAAGAGAACGAGGCTCCAGCGCATGGCGCGGCGGCCTTGACTTCTCAATATACGTCTCTCGCACAACGGACAAGGCAATCAAGATTGAGGCAAAGAAAGTCAAGGACGATAAAGAGCCCGAGCCAATATATGGATTGCTTAAACCCGTGGCGTTGGGCTGGAAAGATGAGGACGGAGAAGATATTACCGGTGCGGTTTTTGCAGTTACGAAAGATTATGAAGTTAAAGAGAAAAGCAAAGAATCAGATTATTCAAGGGATATTAAAAAGTTCATATCGTCTTGGAACGCGGAAGGACACGAGACAAGGAACGGACAACCGTATTTGTCCCGCAGCGCCCTCGTTGACCACCTGACGAAGGACGGCCTAAGCCAGGCCACTGCCAACACTTATGCACAACCAGGGAAGAAAGGGAGGCTGATCAATAACCTCCTTTTGGCCGAAGTTATCGCACCATTTGAGCAAGGCTGGGTCGTCATTGAGCCCGTTACCGCCAGTTCAATGATGCTTTTATGCGGGACGGGCCAGCGTTAGGACAACGGGACAACGGGACAAATGTCCCGTCCCGAAAGGATTTTAACGGGACAAAGGGAATACAGTTGGTTGTTAAAAAGTTAACCGGGACAACGGGACAGGACAGGGACAAATGGGACAAATGTCCTTTTGGCAAGGCAGAACGGGCGGGACAGGACAGGACAATATATTTATATATTGTCCGTTTGTCCCGTCCTGATGCGGAAATAGACATAGGAGAGAGAGATGAGTGAAGATGAGAAGATTCCTTCTGAATTGGAGGCTCGAATGACTGAAGAGATGAAGCACTGGTGGAGACAGTTTCACAAAGCAGGGCGCAATGGGGATGAGCTCGGAGCGGTTAGGGCAATGAAGCGGTACAACGAGTTACAAGATAAAGTTAGGAGACGCTAACATGGATGATGGGATTGAAACTCCAAGACAAGAAATCTCGAAGAGGGGTGGGGCTAGGCCAGGAGCCGGGGGCCCGGCATTCTGTCCGACCGACAAGGAGCGGGCCATGGTCGAGAAGCTTTCGGGCTTTGGATTGCAGCAAGAGAGTATTGCAGCCATGGTGCGGGATGGTATTCACGTCGATACCTTGCGCAGTCATTTCAAAAGAGAATTGGAATTAGGCCGGGCCAAGGCTAATGGGAAAATAGGTAAGACTCTATTTGATAAGGCCATGGCTGGAGATACTGGCTCGCTTATATGGTGGACTAAAACACAAATGAGATGGGCAGAAACTCAAAAGCATGAAATAGTCCATACTGGTATCAGTATTACCGGGGCACTGGAGGCGGCGAAGGCCAGGCTGATCGCTGAGGACGTCATCGATGCGAAGCTGGTGGAGCCCCGGCAGATCGAAGATGGGTCTGGGCAAGGGGAGACGTAAAAAAAGGCCCTTAGGGGCCTTTTGAGTTGATGGAGTAACGGTCAAGCATGACCCAGGCTTTGAAGACTTGGTGCTGGTCTACGTGGGGCATCGAGCCTATCTCCCGTGCCAGTGCGAGCAAGGCGCCCATGGCCTGGGTGTATGTGGGCAGATTGGCATCGGCTAGCAGGCGATCAGCCTCAAGGATTGGCGGGTTCATCTTGCGCACCTGTAAGAGTCTCCCAGGATCGTCCATCTGTATCCACAGGACGTACACCCCAGCCTGCGCCGTTTAACGCCGTGGCGGGGGCTGTGGCGCGTCTCAAGGACACGGGC